GCAAGACCGAGATTGACCCCGCCTCCCTCGAGGCGAAACCCTTCGTCGTCATCGTCGGAGGCTGGCGGCCGGTAGGGAGATACCCGACGATCGAGGCCGCCCGAGAGAAGGCGTTGACTTGCGTTTCGGCCTTGGTCGAAATTGTGAAGATGGAAGTTGTCGATGATGAAAGTTGAATGCCGGTTCTGCAAGATCCAATGGGAGATCGACGGCATGGCCGACCTCGAGAAAATCCTCGAAGCGGATTGCTACATTCGCCGCATCAACGACAAGCACGAAGTCCGAGGGATTCTATGACCTACACGACATCGATCTCTCTCGATGCTGAGTCGGCCGCCCTCGAGACTCGAATGAAGAAGGAAGGCAAGAACTTCTCGTCGTTCGTTCGAGAATGCCTGTTCCTATACTACCGCGAGGAACACCAAGACTGCCTCGCCGGTAGTCCTCAACATGAGTGGAAGGATTGCGAACCGTTCTGCAAGCCTCAACCCCTCCACTTCTGCCGCAAGTGCTGGCCGGATGGAACGCCCGATATGCCCGATCTCAAGAAGGCTCGGCAGCATGTCGCCGAGTTGCGCCGTCTCCGCACGAAGCCTCGAGTCGGTTCCTCCGAGCCGAAGATGGATCGCTTCATTGACGGCTTCACTTCTCGAGATGAACACATGGTCCTCCACATCAAAGAAGAACCGAGCGTCCTCGAGTGGCTTCGAGATCGAGCAGCAATCTCGAACCGCTTCATCGGATCGCTTGCAGGGATGCAAATCCCCTCGAAGACAAAACCGGCCAAGGCCGAAAAGCCTCGAGCGCCACTATGGAAGCGGCTCTTGCGAGTTATGGCCCAATAGAGACGATCTGAGCCACTCTAACCCCTCACACCGGCACTGAGTCAAGAAAGTCCCGCAAGTGCCTCTATGACCCCACCCAAGAGGCAACTTTTCACTGAAACAGCGAAACGGACTCGGCAGCCTCTTTCATCTCTCGAATTACATGGGACAGCACGATCACCCCTGCCGTCGTGGTGATGTCCACCGCTTGCGAGACTTCCGCATGGACATCCTCAGCGACCTCGACCCCAAGGAGGCCAAGGAGCGCACCAAAGAGGCCACCGATCGGGCCGCCGACAGCAGCGCCGCCTACGCCCCCTGCGAACGCCCCTGCAAGGTTCTGAGTCTCGAGCCAATCATACACCCAAGCATACGACTTGCCCTTGGTCACATCCTCCCATCCATCCGGCAACCAATTCGGAAGGAAGAACGCAACCAACGCACCGATTAACACCATCGCAGACTGATCCGAAATGAGGTTCACGATCGGAGTCGAGATTCTATTCATAGAATAAGCGGCCGAGGCCGATTCTAAGATTTCTCTTTCCTTCCCACCGAGGGTAATTCGCAACTCTTGGACCTTCACGCCATCAACAGGGAGACGGGGCATTCACGGAGCCACCTGCATCGGGATCGCGCAGACATTGAACACCACTGCCGCAGATGAAGTCGCTTGGATCGGGATCACTCCGAGAGTCCACCCAGCAGGGATGATCCACCACCCCCCCGATTGCCGTGTGAAATTGTTCATCAACGACTGTGGGAAGGAAGTGCCGCCCGTGATGCTGCCCGAGCATACGCAGATCGCGTTCGTTGCATCAGTCGGGAAGTTAGTCCCAGCCGGCCAAATGAACATGTGGTAATCCTCGGAACCATCCCCGCCCTCATAGTCGACAGCGACGATCCTCATGTGAGCGTCGATCGGGGCGGACATGATGAGATAGCCCACATCAGCATCGCCACCAGCAGGAACGCCGCCCGTGTATGCTTGAGGGAGTCCGTACGCACTGATCGGCATGTCCGGCATCAGATCACCGCTTGTCGGCCCATCTGATGATCTCCCTCATTCTCTTGACCCCGAGCAACTCAGCGTCATAGAGGGTCTTGGTCGCTTTCTTGACTGCGTTCCTCTCCCCGCCGGTCATGATCTTCAACCGAGCCTTCGCTCTCTTGCTAATCGCCATGACGATCAACCGTCCGTAGTGAAGACTGCCTTCGAGTTGAGATGCACGAATACACCCCCGCTTGGCTCGAAGACGCAAGCCGTTGCGCCGCCCGACGCGGTGAAGCCGATTGAACCGACACTGATCCCCGAGCCGTCAAGGAGTTGAACGCTCGAAGTTAATTCCGCGTCGTTGTTCCCACTGAACGCCATCCAATGCGTGATCGTGCGATTGTTCAGAACGGTTCCAATTGATTGACCCGTGACCACTGAGACGAACTCATGGCCTTGGCCGGAAGAAGCCCCTGTCGGAGTGACCGAGAAGACATGGTACTCGCCATTCGAGCAAGCCACCGAGAGAGATGCTTCCCGATCCGAGACAGAATTGGCCATCACGATCAGCGCGTCGCCGGAATCAAGTTGCTTCGGGTAGGGCAGCGCGGAAGGCAGTGGTGATGCGCCGCCATCCTTGCCGGACCCGAACGGTAGGACGGCCTTGACCTTCCCAGCCGATCGGATGTAATTCCATGTCGCGTCCGTCTCGGCGATCCATGCGCCTCGAGCGAGAATGAAATTGCCCATTTGGTCGGCGTAGGTTCCGACATTCTGAGCGCTGCCGGTCCATGTCCCATCCGAGAGAACCTCGTCCTCAGTGGCCTCGGTTGTGGCCGTGTTTAGGATCGGGATTTGTTGACCTCGAGATCCAACGAGCATTCCGTATGATTGCACATTCGCCATGCGATCACATCCTCACGCCTTTCCCGAATACGGGATGAAGGATATTTCTCGAAATCGATCCCAATGGTCGCCTCAAAATCTTGCGTCCGACGCGAAATCCGATCGAGGTCGTGAAACTCGCCAACGCCATCGGCAAGAGGTTCGCTTGGAAGTTGGTCGCCATCGTATCGATCGCGAGACTTGGCTCGGTCATTATGTCGCCGAGCGAGATTTGACCTTGGCCGGAAAGGACGAGATCGCCCCGCCCGACACCGCCAACCGTCCGAGTCTGCTTGAGATCGGATGCGCCCGTGACGAAGGCATAGACGCTGCCGCCGGTTGTCCCTTCGGATAAGATCGAGGCGTAGGTGAAAGCCTCGAGCGCATTCAAGATCGAGAAGGTCTTCCTTCGGCGGGTTGTCTTCTTCTTTCGGCGAGGCATTGGATCACGGGCGAACGACCTCGGTAATAATGGTTATTTTTCGGGTCGAGGAAATATCAGACGAACTTTCCGTCTTGGCCGTGTTCAACAATTCGAGCTTCGATTGGGCCTTCGTTCACTCGCTGGGTGATGAAGTGGGCGATTGCTTGTTGGATGGGGTTGATCGGTTCAAAATCACCCAAGCCCGTCTCGATCAGCGAGCGTAGGGCATCGGCGATCTTCCCGTCCATCTCATCAAGCCCATTCCACACCGAGGCTTCGAGTCTCGAGAAGCAAAACAGCGTGAAGAAACCGTGTGCAACGACCAAGACGCATGCGATCATCGCCCACTCCATCAGCCACCCGAACTCGAACCGGCCCTTAACCGTCCCTCAAAGTGGTCTTGGCCGGTTTTGTGATCCCTCAGTAGTAGTGTAGTAGTAGTAAGTGATATTTGTTATTGATTTGATGATGATTCATACATAACCATCATAGCCGCCCCCACCCTCGGAGGACCAGCGACACCGATCGCCGGAGAGTGAAAAAATGGCCAAGACCGAATATGAAGACAGAAGATTCGCGGCGAAGACCCGCCGCGTCATAGACCAAGCGAACGAGATCATGGAGGAATACGGAGGCGGGATGACGATTCGTCAACTGCATTACCAATTCGTGGCCCGTGATCTATACGAGAACACCTCGCAGAATTACAAGCGGCTCGGCGACATTCTGAGAAATGCTCGGATGGGCGGCCTTGTGGATTGGGATCACATCGAGGACCGCACTCGGAGTCTGTACGGGAAGACCACTTCTCGAGGACCGGAATCAGCGATCGATCGAGCGACATGGACTTACTTCGAGGATGTATGGGATGACCAGCCGGTACGAATCGAAGTGTGGATCGAAAAGAACGCCTTGACCGGAGTTATCCAACCGACCACCGGCAAGTATCGAGTTGACCACTTCCCAACGATCGGCTACCCGTCGATAACGAGCCTCAAGAACGCCGCCGACAGGATGATCCGCATCAACGAAGATGGCGGCTACGGTGGCCCCGATAACCCACAGAAAGTCATCGTGCTGTATCTTTCCGACCATGACCCCGAAGGGTTCCAAATGGTCGAGAAGGCCGACGAAATCCTTCGGACCCTCGGAGTCCAAAATGTCGAGGTCCGAAGGATCGGACTAACGATGGCGCAGGTTGAGCAGTACCAGCCACCGCCTTCCTTCGCTAAGGAAACCTCGAGCCGGTACGATGCCTATGTCGAACAGCAAGGGACGACTGAGGCATGGGAGTTGGACGCTCTCGAGCCGGCTGTGATCCAAGAGTTGATCGAGGCCGAGATTCTCAAGGAGCGAGACGATGAGATATGGGAGGCAAGGATGGAAGCCGAACAAGAGTCGAAGAATCGTATGCGAGAAATCTCGAACCGATACCGTGAGATCGTGGCCTTCTTGGATGATGACGAGGATGACGACGATGACGAATATTGATGACCTCAGCAAGACCGAGATTGACCCCGCCTCCCTCGAGGCGAAACCCTTCGTCGTCATCGTCGGAGGCTGGCGGCCGGTAGGGAGATACCCGACGATCGAGGCCGCCCGAGAGAAGGCGTTGACTTGCG